GCCGACGCGCCACGCTTTGGGAGATCAGACAGGCGATGCGAAAAATGGAGGTGCGATCATGAAGCGGGAGAGATGGGCGGTTGTGATCTTGGTGGCGCTTTATGCGCTCGTCGGGACCATCGAATTTGAGGCGGACAAGGCGGCGGAAGAACGCGGGGTTTATGCTCCGCAGCCCGCGGGGGAGGATCCGGATCTCTGGATCTGGTGAGTTTTTTCTTCTTTGCGTCAAGCGAACGCTTGACATTAAAAGAGATCTCGCATACAATGATCTCAACGGGGCGCAATGAAGCGCGAAAGAGAGAGGGATCACCATGGAAGCAATCAAAAACAAAATCGAAGCAATGTCCACCGATGCAATCAAGAGCATCATGCCCCAAACGATGCAGATTGAGGGACCCGACGCGGGTTTGGTTGTTAGTGTAATGCTCGACGTGCTGTGTGACAGAATCGGCATCGATGCAACCGACGCCTTCATCGACTCGATTTGAAAAACGACCCCGCTTCGGCGGGGTTTTCTTTTTCTGGCGATGCGCTATGATGGGCGCACTATGCCAAAGGGAGCACGAAGAGAAACCGCAAAAAGCATGACGCTTGCGAAGCAGCGCGAGCGCGACGCTTTGGAATTGCGGACGCGCGGTTGTACGTATGACAAGATCGCCGAGGCGCTAGGGATCTCCCGGGCTGGCGCGGCCGAATGCGTGCGGCGCGCGCTTGCGGCACTGAAAGTGGAGACCGAGGAGAAGGCGCACGAGGTCAGAGATCTCGAATTGCGGCGTCTCGACAAGATGTTGCAGATCGCCGAAGCTGCAGCGGAAGGCGGAGATCTTGCGGCAATCGACCGAGTGATCCGGATCCAGGAACGGCGATCGAAATATCTTGGACTCGATGCCCCGGCGAAGTCGGAGACGCACACGACGGTCGCCGCGGCGGTTGATCTCTCGTCGATGGATGATCGCAAGCTAGCGGATCTCGAGGCGGCGTATCGGCAGATCATGAACGATGACGATCCCGACGCTTGAACAGATCCAAGCTGAGCGAGCGCGGCGACATCTTCGCGACTTCGTTCGATACGCTTGGCCGGTTCTCGAGCCGGAGACTCCGCTTGTGTGGAATTGGCACGTCGAGGCGATCTGCGATCACCTCGAAGCGGTCTCGCGCGGGGAAGTAAAGCGGCTTTTGATAAACGTGCCGCCGGGGCATGCAAAATCGCTTCTCGTTTCTGTCTTCTGGCCCGCGTGGCAATGGGTCCGACGCCCGGCGTGGCGTGCGCTTTTCTCGTCGTACAAGGCGGAGCTCGCGATTCGCGATTCGGTGCGATGTCGTTCGGTCATTCAGTCCGATTGGTTTCAACGCGCGTTCGAACCCGACTGGAAACTATCGGGCGATCAGAACGTCAAGAGTTATTTCCAGAATGATCGAACCGGCGCGCGTCAATCGATCGGCGTCGGCGGTGGCGCGACCGGGTTTCGGGGCGACGCGGTTGTCGTCGATGACCCGCTGAAAGCCGATGAGTTTCCATCGCCCGACGAACTCGAGAAGGTCATATCGTGGTGGGACTTCCAGATGTCGTCGCGACTGAACGACATGTCGAAAGGCGCGCGCGTCGTCATCATGCAGCGGCTTCATGAGCGCGACTTGTCCGGGTATCTCCTCGAGCGCGGCGGGTATGAACATCTTTGCTTGCCCAGCGAATACGACCCGGGACGTAGTTGCGTAACTTCGATCGGGTTCCAGGACCCGCGCACCGAGAAGGGCGATCTTTTGTTTCCCGGGAAGTTCCCCCGCGCGGTACTCGATGAAGCGAAGCGCGACCTCGGCCCCTACGGCTACAGCGGCCAGCACGATCAATCGCCGACGCCGGTGGGGGGTTCAATCATTAAGGAAGAGTGGATTCGCTATTGGTATCCGCTTGAATCGAAACCGCCGATCCCCGTCGTCGTCTCGACCGAGAACGGCGCGCGGGAGATTCCACAGGGGCCGCTTCCACCTCGCCTGGACGTGCAAATTCAGTCTTGGGATCTTGCGTTCAAGGGCAACGCAACTTCCGACTTCGTCGCCGGCCATGTATGGGCGAGGACCGGCGCGCGCTTCTTTCTTCTCGACCGAACGCACGCGCGCCTCGACTTCCCTCAAACCCTGGACGCGATTCGAGAAATGTCGAAGCGACATATCGAGGCGACAGAGAAGCTAGTCGAGGACAAGGCGAACGGACCGGCGGTTCTCGCTTCGCTCCGCAACGAACTACCGGGATTGATCCCCGTATCTCCAAGCGGCGGTAAAGAAGCACGACTTCACGCGGTCGCGCCGCTTTTTGCGGCGGGTAACGTCTATCTGCCCCATCCGTCAATCGCTCCGTGGACGTCCGAAGTCGTGGCGGAACTCGTTCGCTTCCCTCGGGCGCCTAATGACGACGACGTGGACGCCGCAACACAAGCGCTCGCCAGATTGAACCAGGCGGCAGAAATGGCTCTCGCTTTCCACACCGACACGTCGGCGTCTCGCTGGCGTTGACACATCTTGCGCTTTATGCCTTCGCTTGTAAGGATCCCGAACCATGGCACCTAGACGCGCACCAGATTTGGATATTCTCGGATGGACCGGGCTCAAGCAACACGGCGGATCGCTGGACGATGAATTCCATCGTGCGCTCAAGGGCGAGCGCGGAAAGAAACTTCTCCGCGAGATGGCAGACAACGATCCGATCGTCGGGACCATCATCCAAGCGATTTCGACGTTCGTGCGGCAGACCGATATCCACGTTCGAAACGACGCCGAAAGCGCGGCGGGCGCGGCGAACATGGAATTCATTTCGCAATGCCTCGACGACATGTCGTCAAGTTTCGACGATACGCTTTCGGAAATAATGCGTTCGATTATTGTCTTCGGGTTCGCTTATATCGAAATCGTCTATAAGTTGCGCGACGGCGACAACCAAGACGCGCGGCGGAACTCCGACTACGACGACGGCAAGGTCGGATGGCGCAAGTGGGGGCCGAGACCGGCGGAGACGATCCAGCGGTGGAAGTTCGACGATGACGGCGGCGTGAAGGGCGCGTACCAAATCCAGATGAACGGCGGCGAGGTGTTCTTGCCGATCGAGAAGTGCCTTCTCTTTCGCACCGAGACGATCAACGGGAACCCTGAAGGGCGCTCGATGCTTCGCAACTCGTTCACGTCGTACCACTACGCGAAGAACTTGCGCGAGATCGAGGCGATCGGAATCGAGCGGGACATGACCGGGCTTCCGGTTCTCCGGGTTCCACCGTCAATCATGGCGGCGTCGACGGGTACACGAGAAGCGGCGATTCGCTCCGACCTCGAGAAGCTAGGGCAGCAAATCCGGCGCGACGAGCGTGCGTTCATGATGCTACCGGCGAAGGAGTACGCGGGGCAAGAAACCGGATACGACTTCGAGCTTATGGCGTCGCCGGGTTCGCATTCCATCGACACCGACACCGTGATTCGCCGCTACGAATCACGAATGGCCATGCCGCTACTGGCCGAGGTCATGTTCCTCGGCGTCGATGGTTCGCAAGGTCTCGGCGGTTCGCTTGGCGAGGTAAAGCTAGAGATGTTCGAGAAGTCCATTACGGCGCTTCTCGAGCGCATCGCCGCACCGATCAACGACTTCGCGATTCCGCGACTCATGAGACTAAACGGGCAAATGGACCGCGCGGACTATCCTCGCTTCTCGTTTGGCCCGGTCTCTCGTCCTCGCCTTGCGGAGCTTGGCGATTTCTTGCAAAAGACCGCAAGCGCGGCCGTCGTGGTCCCAGACCGCGCACTTGAAAATTATGTGCGCGAGCAAGCGGGGCTCCCTGAAGCGGAAGACCAAGAGGATCTTGCCGATGGGTAAAGTTTGCTGCGTCCACAAAGCAATCGACACCGAAGACTTCTACGGCGACGCCAACGAAGTTCGATTCGGGCGACGACTTGCGGGCGCATTCAAGACCGCATCGAACGAACTCGTTTCCGCTTGGGATTCGCTGGACCCGCAAACCGCGGAGCAGGCCTACCAAGCGATCTTGCGTATGCCATGGAATGAATCGTTCGGGGCGTTCCAGACCGAATGGGAAGAAACCACGAAGTCGGTCATGACCGAGGCGGGCGAGCGCTCATTCCGCGACTTGCGCGGTCGAGTCTCGACGTCGACATCGACTCTTTTCACGACGGCGTTCACCGTCGAGAACCCATACAGCCGAGTCTATATCCGCGAGCGTTCATCTAAACTAATCGTGCAAATAAGCAACGAAACTCGCGAAGCGGTAAAGAATATCCTGGACACGGCGATCCGCAATGGCGAACCACCGCGCGCAATCCGAACCCGTATCGGGAACACAACCGGGCTTTTCGACCGATGGGCGTCGGCGGTCGACCGACGGTACAGCGAACTTCTGGCGAGTGGTGTACCCGAAGGCGAGGCAAACAAGGCAGCGGCGAAATATCACGACAAACTTCTCCGACGACGAGGAGAGAATATCGCGCGGACCGAAATCGTCTCCGCATCGAATCAAGGCACCCTGGACTCGTGGAAGATTGCGCAAGATAACCAATGGATTCCAAGCGATTCGAAGAAAGAATGGATCGCCGGGTTCGGCTCCGCGCGAACTTGCCCGTATTGCTCCGCGCTCCACGGGACGATCGTCGGCGTGAATGAGCTCTTCCCCGACACCGGGATCGGACGCAGCGAGCGACCGCCGCTTCACCCATCGTGCCGATGCACCATCGGCCTGGTCTTCGAGGATTGAACATGGAAAAAGCGGAAACGTATAAACCAACGGGGGCGATGGCGGCGAACGCACGCCGGGCGCTCGAGGTGCGCGCAGAGAAACCCC